ATGGCGAAGCGAGCCATGATCTGCGTCGGCGACACGACGACGCATGGTGGACGCGTGCTGGAGGGCAGCGCGTCCGCCACCATTGACGGGAAACCCATTGCCGGCGTCGGGCACAAGGTACTTTGCCCGCGGTGCGAAGGCGTCTTTCCAATCCTGCCAGACACCGGGCGACGCTACCCGCATCAAATTGCGGGCCGCGACACCGCTGTTGAAGGCATGAAGACCGCGTGCGGGGCGACGTTGATCGCCTCACAATCGTCCGCGTCTCTCGATGATATTGGATCTGGCGAAGCCACGACCGGAGGCGCAGTGGCCGCCGCCGCTGCAGCGTTGGCCCCTTCGCCGACGCTCTGTCTCGAATGCCTGAAGTCCGCCGCCGAGAACGCGGCAACGATGATCGCGCGCGGGTAAGCCCATGAGCGACGTGTCGATCGAAGCGTTCTTCTTCAAACGCCAACAGCAGCTGACGATGCAGGTGCATCTGTACGCATTGGTCGACGGTCTTCTGTTCGCGGACGCGGGTGGCGGGTCTCCCCCTCAGCGATCGCAGGCGGCGGTCGCCATGTTCGACGGCACACCGGACGCATCGCTTGCCGACGCAGGACCGTGGCTGTTTGATTGGGAACGGGCGTCCGGCGGCGTTCGACTCGCGCTTTCTGCGATGGCCGGCGGCTCGACCGGTGTGTCATGGCTCATCAGCGCCTATCCGATCGAATCGCTCGCGGACGAGCTGCGTCGCCGCCTCGACGTGCGCCTGCCGGACGGGCGCACGGCCCTCCTCCGGTTCTACGACGCCCGCATCATGGCCGACATGGCAACGCTGATGGAACTCACACAGCGCATGCAGTTCTTCGTCCCGACATTCAACTGGCTCGTCGAAGTGAATGGAAAACTGAAGGGAGTGCACCCGCATGCTTGAGCTGACAAGCGAACAGATCTCCGGCCTTGCCGAGATCGATGCGCGCGGATATGTCGAACGCACCCGGCAGGATCTCGCCAAAGCGGACCCGAAACTGGCCGACGACAGCACGCTGCCCGCGCGCCTCTGGAATGCATACATCGCGGCTCGACGGCTCGGCATCCAGTCCGACGAGAATGTCGCGGCGTTTCTTCGAATCGAGGCACATGCACCGAAGTTTTACGAGAAACCTGCGACGCGTGCATGGATAACGCGCCCAGGCCGATCGGCCGACGAACGCTTTCACGATTACCTTCGCGTCATGAAATGGCGCATCGAACATCCAGAATTCAACGGGAGATCTCCGAATGAGCGGATTGGTGGTACCGATCATCGAAGCAGCAATAGTCGAGCTGGGACCGGTCTTGGCGCGCGCTGGCGCAGACTTATTGGGCGGAGCGGCGGTAGCGGGAACGGGGAGTCTGTCGGGTGATACCCCAAAGGACGAAAGCAAGGCAAAACCGGACGTACGGGCGATTCCGCGCACGGGCGAAAGCTGCAAGAAGTGCCCACCTGAGGCGGGGAGCATGCAGCGCCGCAACTGGAGCATGAGTGACAACTCCCGAGAGTATCAAGGGCGAATTACGGGGTTCCCCTATAGCGTTGAAGAGGCCTGGAGCATGGAATGGGTCTGGCAGCGCGACTTCGACGGCTTTCGACCGGAAAGCTGTTTGTTGATAGAAGCAAAGGGAAAGTACGATCAGTTCTTGAAGAAGGACGATGTACCGTACACCAAGACCTTTGATGACATGGAGGAGCAGGCTGGAGCTCAGGCCGCGGTTGTAGATGATCATCCTCCTGCGAGGTTGAAATGGTATTTTCAGACGGAGCGGACTTGGAACTACATGAGAACGCCGCTCGCCCGTCTTCGCGTGGAATCAGAATGGGTGCCCTGACAAACATGGAAATAGTTGCGCAATTTCGTAACCCTGCCGATTTCGCCCCGCTTGGCGATTTTGCGGCTCATCTTGTCCGTCTATGGCCGGTGGTTGAGGCCATGTCACGCGAGGACGAACGTTTAGGGCAGTGGTGGCTGAAGGCGGATACCGAGGAAGAAGCCCGTCTGTATCCCATGTATGAAGCGCCCGGCATACCTTCGACAGCCGTTTTGGCAGTCTTGGCGCAACGGTACGAAAAAAAGATGGACCTTCCTAAAGTATTTGGCTTCTGGAATGGTCAGATGGACGCGGCCGACAGCGCGAGGCTGAAGTTGGCCATCGATGCGAAGAGGCGCCCCAGCGAGGTAGAAATTGGGCTACCGGCACAAAGCGCAGTCTCGGCGGACGAGCGCAGCTATGAGGGCGTGGCTAAGATAGTGTCCGCGATGGCCTCGGTTTATGACCCGATGTATGTGTCTGTTTCACCACGAGAGTATTTTCCCCGGCAGGTGTTTGATGACAAGCCGGGCGTTGGCTGGATGCTGTATCTCCCGAAGCTCCTCACGGCTCAGCAAGTCCCGGAAGCACGCGAATTGATTCCGGTTCCCGAAGCCGGTCGGAAGCAGACCGGGACGATCATTGTGAGCGTCCCAGATGCCGTTTTTTCAGTGGAGAACTCCGAACACGTCGAGGTTGCCAACCGTATCGAGATCCGGCTCGTCGACCAGGACCTTCTGCCCGCGTTCGCTGACCTGTAAACACGATGCCGGCGCGAGAGTCCGCGCTGGCATCTGCTGTTAGAACAGACCCACGGGCTGCGCGGCGTCATCCCAACTGACAGTGATCAGCTCGCTCCTATCGACGGCCGCTATCGCTACCCCCTACTGCCACCCGACAAATGGCTTTCCGAGTGTTCCTTGGTTCAAGTGAACATGCCCGTCTCGACCGGTTACCAGGACAAAGAGGTAATCTCCGACGAGTGATGCGACGGGAGTGACGTCAGTCAGCATACCATCGCCCAACGATGTCCAGCCATGTCCACCTTCCCCAAGGTTCCACCAGTCATAGAAGACTTTCCCTTCGCTATCTCTAGCCACCGCCACTGACGTCGATCCTGCCGACGTAGCACCTACCGCGACGTTGCTTCTAAAGTCCATTGTTTTCCACCCAACAAATGGCTTATTGAGTGGGCCCTGGTTAAGGTAGATATTTCCATCCGCGCCTTTTGCCATAACGAAGAGATAGCTTCCAATTAGCGCTGCCGCTAGGTTAGACGTTGTCGGCACGTTGCTCGCAATTTCGATCCAAGGCCCCCCGCTTTGGCCCAGTTCCCAGTAGCTATAAAAAACACGGCCGCCCTTGTCTCTCGCAACGATTACAGTGGTATTTCCAGAAGAACTTACGGCAGGTGCGAAGTCGCTTTGAAAGCCTACTTGCCGCCAGCCGACAAAGGGCTTGCTTACTTGACCTTGATTTAGGTAAAGCTTCCCATCGATTCCTTTGATCACCACGAATAGATAAGTACTACCAACTAGAGCAGCTGCTGGAGCAACATCGGTTCGTACATTCCCATCGAGCTGTTGCCAACCGCGCTGGCCCTGACCAAGAATCCACCAGTTGTATGACACCACGCCATCCGGGCCTTTCGCAACTATGGCCGAAAGCATGCCAGCACCAGTTGCCCCGGGCGCAACATTGGTCGTGATCATGGTTGGTACAACAGTTAGGCCTTCCGAGCTTTTCGGAAGGCCCAAGGAGGCAAGACATGCATCTGATGGGCATCCCCCAGCACACGGATCGGCACTACATACATCTCCAGAAGCTCCAGTACCGCTGGGTCTGTTGTAGCAACAACCGTAATACACCCCGCACGTTACCGGATCAATATCAAGCGTTCCAATGCAGATGTCCTTGACCGTATCGCAGCTGGAGTCGGTAAGGGTGGCGCAATTGTCCCCAACTGCCATTTGTGCCCACAACGACGCAGCCAAGAAGATAAAGGTTGAAAGTACAAATCGCACGCGCATCGTCTTCTCCCGTGAACTGTCCCGCCACATACGGCGAACCGCCAGCAAAAACCGAGCCACCCGGGAAAAGACAATTGATTTTTATAGGAAAAATTCACATGACACGCCTAGCGAGGAGCAAAAAATTGACAAACCTGTTTCATGCTTGAATCGCATACCCTTTGCCGCCTCGGCTCGGATCATCAGGAAGAACCCACGCCGTAGCATGGACCAATCTCAAAACAGCCCGACTGGCTGTGCGGCGCCATCCCAACTGAAGATGATCAGCTCGTTCCGCTCGACGCCCCGCCCGCCTCCGACCGTGTACTGAATCGGCACGGTCTCGATGTGAAACTCGTCGAATACACGCCGAATGTCCGGGTGATCGTTCAGGCTCACAATCGCCCGGCCCTTGAGTGAGCGCAGCCGCACGGCCATCTTCTCGTATTCCTCGAACGGGAACGCCACGCCATACCCCTCCGTCTCGTAGTACGGCGGATCCAGATAGAACAACGTGTGCGGCCGATCGTAACGATCGATGCACGCGGCCCAATCCAAGCGCTCCACGAACGTGTTAGCGAGGCGAAGGTGCGCCGCTGACAGTTCCTCCTCGATGCGCAACAGATTCAGGCCGGGCGGCGTTGTCGTCGCCGTGCCGAATGACTGCCCTTCCAGCTTCGCCCCAAAGCAACTTTTCTGCAGGTAGTAAAACCGCGCCGCACGCTGGATATCGGTGAGGGTTTCCGGGACCGTCTGCTTCAGCCATTCGAAGACCTGCCGGCTCGTGAGCGCCCATTTGAACTGTCGCACGAACTCCTCCAGGTGGTGTTGCACGACCCGGTACAGGTTGACCAGCTCGCCGTTGACGTCGTTGATCACCTCGACCTTCGCCGGCGGTCGCAGGAAGTACAACGCCGCCCCGCCCGCGAACACTTCGACATAGCAGTCGTGCGCCGGAAAGCGCGGGATAAGATGGTCTGCAAGACGGCGCTTGCCGCCGATCCACGGAATAATCGGATTTGCCATTGTGAAAGCCGTTTTTAAACTTGGTGTAGAATCCGGCCCGCCTACCGGTAGGTAGCAGGGCCTTGGCCGATTCACTGGCACAGACAGTGGAAAAGCCGACCGGCGAGCGTGTTCCCGCACGCCCTCCGGTCGCCCTGTTTCTCTCGAAGCCGCCCGGCCTCGCATGCCGCGCTATCGCGGCTGATCGGTTTGCGCGCCGTCCGTCAGCGCGTCGTAGCTGCGTTCGCACTGCTGGCCGGCGATGCCTCGCTCGTCAGCGATCGTTGCCAGCTCTCCCGCTCGCGCATCAGCCCGGCCGAGCACGTCGGCGAGCAGATCGAGGGCGTCGCCGGCTGGCGAGCCTCCGGCCGAAGTGGCGGAACGGCGAATACCGGCGACGAGCGCGGCGACCTGTCTGCGCAGGCCGTCAGCAGCAGAAGCAGCAGCAGCGGCATCAACGCGCGCCTGATCACGTTTTTTCGCAGCATCGGTTGCGATCTCCTGTTGTGCCGCCGATTGGCGGCGAAATTCGTCACGCTCGGTCGCCAGCTCGTCGATCTGCTTCGCCTGCGCTGCAACCTTGGCCGACTGGTCGGCGTCCCGGTGGCCCTTGAAATAGCCGCCGGCCGAGCCGGCGACGATGCCGGCAATCACGACCAGCCAGATACGCGGATCGATCCAGCTCATGCGACCTCCCCGCCGGCTGCCTGATACGCCGCCAGCAGATGCTCAATCTGGTTTTCATGCTGACCGTATCCGGCACCCGGCAAGCTGGCCCACACGTTCGACACCTTCGCGACCGCCTCGCGAAATCGCCCGGCATCGATCAGCGGTAGCGCACCGTGCTCGCGCAGCTGCTGCAGCGCGTATCGGTCCTGTGAGACCGGTCCGAAATCCGGCAGCTTCATCTGCGCCTGATAGATGCGCCACCAGCGATTGAGGATCTGATAGCGACCGGCCGCCGTCGACGGCACCGAGATCTGCCGGTTCAGCACGTTCGGATGCGCGACATAGCTCGCAAACAGAAGCGGTCGCGACGGCGTCGAGCCAACCAACACGTTGTAGCCGTCGTCCGACTTCGCGAGCAGCGCCGAGCCAATTTCGCTCACTGCGATCATGTCGAGGAACGCGACGCGATTCTTGCCGCCAGCCGCGGCGATGTCGATTCGTGCCATCGTCACTTCTCCCCGAACAGGCGCTTCGCGTTCCGACGCAGCAGCACCTCCAGATACTGCGATCCGATGATGCCGAGCGCGCTCCCGAGGCCGAGCAGCGCGATCGGCGGCAGATCCGGGATCTGCAGCAGCGCGATACCGGCAACCATCGACGTCGCCGAGCCCAACATTGCCCGACCGGCAACGAGCCGAAATGTCAGTTGCTCTCCACCGACCAGCACCTTCGCGATACCAATCAGTCCGCCCATGACGATCAGCTCCAAGATCGTCTTTTCGTGGTCTTGCATCCCACCCCCGTTGAAAAAAGAAAAGCCGCCCGAGTTGCCTCAAGGCGGCTGCAAAAAACGACCTGCACGCGCTCTACTTTTGCGGTGCCGGCACAACCAGATCGATCTTCTTTTTCGGCTTCTTGCCGTGACCGGCCTTCGCCTTCCCCTTGTTGCCCGCGTTCAGTTCCACCGACGTCTCCCAACTGCGGCCGGCGTACGTGTGTTTCACCGACTCGACCAGAAACTCGCCGTCGGCCTCCTGCTTGAAGCCTTTCAGCCTCACCGACTTCTCGGCCGCGATATCCGTCCGGCCGCGCATGCGCAGGACGCTCTTCGCGGTATGCCGGTTCAGCTTCTCGAGGCGGGATTTCGCCGCCGCCTTCGCGGCCTCCGGGCTGGCGTACGAATGGCGTTCGGTATGAACGGCTGCAGCACCTGGCGGCGCATCCGGATTCGGGATCGTGAGATCGATCTTCTTCCCGGTCTTCGCGTTGTGCACCTTCGCCCGTACCGCGACGAAGCTGGCCCGGTCCGGAAACGTGATCTCGTAATCGGCGAGATCCGCCGGCGTCAGCTCGATCGACGGCAGCGTCTTGCCGCTCGCGCTCTTGCCGCCGCCGATCGGCCCGACGATCAGCTTGCCCGCCTTCACCGTCGCGGTCGCACCGTACTGCCGCGCGATGCGCGTGATGAAGTGCAGGTCGCTTTCGCCGAACTGATCGGCACGCGGCACGACGGCCTCGACCGAACACGCGGCCGCCCACTTGTTGCGACGCGCGACGTCGCCGACGATGTCGGCCAGCTTGACGTTCGTCCAGCCGCCGTAGCGATGCGTCTTCGACGTCGCCCGCATGTTCGCCGGCTTACCGCGAATGACCATCGTTGCCGGTGGTCCGCGCAGCACGATCTCGTCGATTGCGTACTCGCCGAGCATCGACAAGCCCTGCCCCTCCCAACCGAGCGAGACCTTCAGCGTTGCGCCTTTCGGCGGGAATCGCACCTTGCCGTCGCGGTCGTCCAGCTCGATTTCGCAATCGTCCGCCTCGAGGCCGGGTTTGTCGGTCGTCTGGATCCGCAGCACGCGGTCCTGAATCACGCGCGTGATGTCGTCGCCGTTCGCGACGATCTGGAAAATAGCTCGCATTGCTCCTCCCTCACGACCACAACTGGATTGGCTCGTCGCGCGGCACTTCGAGATCCGGCATCACGATCAGCACACCGGATCTGAACGGCTGCGCCTCTCGCGCAAGCCCCGGATTCGCGTCGTAGACCGCCTCGACGGTGCCGGACAGCGTCCCGTAATGCTTGTAGCAGAGCGTGTCGAGCACATCCCCGTCAGAGGTTCTGAGCGTCTTCGCCATAGCGGACAAACTCCAGACTGTAGGTTTGTTTGCGAGGCGCACCATCCGACATGATCGCCTCCTGTTCCTCGTCGACGCCCTGCAAATACCAGCGGCCGAGCACGTCGCCCGTGCCGGCCGTGAGCTGCACGGGCTTCATCTTCGCGCCGATCGCGCGCAGCGTTTCGATCTGCCGGAATCCCGCGCCGAGCGCCGGAAACACAACGCCGGACAGCGTGATCGTCTCGCCCCCTCGGCTCACCGCCTGCGCCGCCTCCTCGCGATTCAGGCGCTCTTGCGACGCGACCTTGTAACGGGTTGAGCGCCGCAGCTTGTCGAACGCCGCAGTCGACAACCCGAAATGGAACGAGACGCCGTCATCCACCGACAGCGTCAGCAGATGAGGGGTAGAAGACTTTGCGCCATCAAACAGGCCAGAGAACACCGAACCGAGACCGGCCTTCTGCGCGAACGACTTCAGCGCCCCCATCGTCTTCTCGCCGACCAACGCAGTGAACTGCGTCTGCACACCCTTCAACGCACCCATGACGCTCATTGCGGCCGACCGGATCAGGGGGTGATTCAGCGCTCCCACCATCTTGAGCACGTTGTTCACTGCCGCGCCCGTCGCCGAAAAACTGCGCAGCACCGTGCCGATCTTCGGACTCAGGTCGCCGGCCACGGACAGCAAACTGGTGGCGCCTGACAGCAGCTCCGCCGCCGATTTGAGGTTTCCCGTGGCCAGCTTCGTCAACACAGCGACGGTGTTCTGACTCGCTGCACGGTTCCGGTCGAACACGCGAACCACCTGACGCACGCGCTCGGACGCGATGCTCGCCTGCGTCGCCGCCTTCGTCACGCTCGATACAAAATCCATGCGATTTCCCCTTACAAATGCGGCGCGTCGAACATCGCCGACCGATTGCTCTTTTCGAGCGATTCCGACATGGCCCGCTGGAGCTGCGGATTGAGCTGCGCGAGCAGCTTGTCCGCGATCTCCGCGTCGGCGACACCTTCCACCTTGACATTGAATGTCGGCGAGAACTGATTCTGCTGCTCCACCTTGAACGGCCGGGCCTGCGGCGAATCCGGATTCGCCGCCGACGCCGCCTTCGCTGCCGCTTTTGCTGCGTCGCTCTCCTCGTCCTTCTTCCCCATCGTCCACCGCGCGAGGGTGGCAAATAACTTTTGCCCGGCGAACGTACCGATTGCACCGCCAACGACACCGCCAACCGCTGCGCCGATCGGACCGCCGGCAAACATACCGATCCCCGCACCGAGCTTCGCGCCGGCAAAGCCGCCGGCCAGACTGCCACCGATGCCAGCGAACCCCTCGACCTTGTGTGCGGTCGTGTCATCGCCCTGCGCAACCGCGTATGCGTTCTTCGCGGCAAGTCCGATCTTCAGCAGCGTGGCGGCAATGGCGATCTTCCCGGCGTACGGCGCAATGCGTCCGGCGACGCGACGTAACGCCGCGAGTGCGCGCCCCCACCTGCCCCGAGGAGGAGGTGGCGGAGGACCCGGCGGCCCGCCCCCAGGGCCACCTCCGGGACCGCCACCGCCAAAATCTCCCGGGCCACCCGCCCCTCCGCCACCCGGGAAGTTGACGACGAACACGCGCTGGACACCGCCGGCCGCCCCGCCCAACGGGTCGAACCCGGGACCGCCACCTCCACCGCCCGCTCCGCCACCACCGGGCCGCACCCTGGTGCCGCGAGAGAGCCAGCGCCCGCGCGCCATGTCGAACAGGCCTCGACCGATGTTCCCCACCGCACGCGCTCCGCGATACGCGACCGCAGCACCGATGACGCCCACGACAGCAGCAGCCGTCTTGGGCGACGCATCGACCGCTTCGTGAACCTTCTCGCCGGCCTTCTTTGCCCCCTTGCCGGCGAGATCCGTAATCGGCCGCAGGGCGTCGCCAATGCTGCGCATCGCGTCGTCCCACTGCTGCAGCACCTCGCTCCAGATCTGCTTCGAGGTCGCTCGCCGGTCGGCGAGATCCTTTTCGATTTCGCCGCTTGCCTGCGCCCCATTGCGCTTCAGGTTCTGATACAGCTCGGCGTTCTGCATATAGGCGGTCAACGCGGCCTTGACCTGCATGTCATTGAACAGGTCGCCGGTCTTCATCGTGTCCTCGAAGGCCCGCATCTGCGCCTGCCGCTTCGCCGGATCCAGCTCCGTGTTCAGTTGCTTCGCCACAGCCGCAAGCTGCGCGGCCTTCTTCGGATCGACACGCTCGATGTACGCCCGCGCGAGCACGAACGATGCCTCGAGCGTCGACCAACCCTTGCCGATCGCCTCCTTCATCTTGGCCTCGTAATCGACGCCGGCTTTCTTGTAGTTGTTCGCGGTTTCTCCCGAACCGATCTTCGAGAACCAGTTCTTCAGGTTGTTCGCCGCCTCGTCGGCATTGCCCGCCGTCTTCATCTGGACCTGCAGCATCGCGCCGAGCTGCGTCACGGAATCCTGCCCAGTGATACCGATCTTCTTCATTTCCGCCAGCAGCACCGGGAACCACCGCGCCATGTCGGCCGATTCAAACGAACCCTCCTTCCCGAGGTAGGCGATCGCCTCGAGCGCCTTCATCATCGCCTTGGGATCGGTGATGTTCGCGTTCTGCTGCAGCGCCTGAATCATCTGCGCGGTTTCGACGCTCGACGCTCCCTGACCGATCGAGAATTTCGCAACGGCCGGTCCGAAGTTGAGCGCGCGATCGACGTCCATCCCGCCCGCAACCATCTGGTTGACCGCATCGGCCAGCTCGTTGCGGTTCATCCCGTTCGCCAGCGCGTCGCGTCGGATCCGATCCGACATCGCGCTTTCCTGCGCCGTGCGCGCGATGCCCGCCTTGATCGCAATATCGCGGATGATCGCCTGATATTGCGCGGACACGACGGCCGGAATTGCGACAGCCGCCCCGAGCTTCGCCGAGTCGGCGGCGGCATTGCGCATGCCATCCATACCCGCATTAAACCGTTCGTGCCCGCGCGCACGCAGTTCCAGCCCGCGAATCGTGCGTCCGAGTCGCGCGTACGCCCGATCGAGCCGATCCACCTCGAACCCGGCCGCACGCAGCGCGTTCAGGTTCGTTTCCAGCCTGCGCCGGATCCCTTCAGCTGCGCTATCGCCGGCTAGGTGCAGCCGGCGAAACTCGGCCTGCAGCCGAATGGTCTCGCCAATCTGCCGTTGCCACATGCCGCGCTCGGTCGCGGCCCTGCGCAACCCTGCGATCCGCGAGCTTGTGTCAGCGAGCGCCCTGCCAAGCGTCGCCGACACGGCACCGCCGATCACGATGCCAAGTGAAATATCCCGTGCCATGTCGGCCTCCGCTCAATCACTGCTCAGTCTGTTAGCCACCACACCACATCGTCGAGCGTCATGTCGTCAACCGACTGCGGCGTCGCGCTGAACTCCCGCATCATCCGTTTTGCCAGCGCCTTCACGGTCGCGATTGGAAGCCGGACGAGCGGATCGAAAGGAGCTGTATGCACGCTGCATAGCCTCGTAATCGGCCATGTCCATCGCTTCCATGTCGTCGGGAGCCACATCCGCGAGCAGCGCGAACAGGATGATTTCTTCTTGCGCGTCGTCGCCGCCCGCCTGCTTGCTCGCGGCGCGAACATCGCGCACCTTCGGCCGGCGCATCACCAGTTCGTCGCGAACCACATCGTCGAATTTGACCGGATACCGCAACTTGATCTTGGTTGTTTCCATCGTGTGCCTCAAATGAAACGGGGCGACCGCATGGCCGCCCCGTGGATGGTGAAAAAGTAACTTTGGCCGTCACGCCAGCCGGCATCACATGCCGAGTGCCTTGCGCACGTCGGCCAACTGGTCGACTCCATCGACCACGCGGATCATGTTCAGCACGTCGAATTCATGAACCACCGCGCCGTCGATTTCCATCTTGTAGTAGCTCAGCTCCACCGTGTACTTGACCTCCGATTTATCGCCGGGCTTCCAGCTGCCGGGATCGTATTCGGACAGCATCCCGCGCATGATGGCCGCCACCGCCTTCACTTTGCCCTTCGTGTCGCGAAACGCGCCACGAAACGTGCCATTGAACGCATTTCCATCGGCCAGCCCGAAGAACTTCAGCACATCGCGCTCGAGGCTTCCCATGGAGAAGCTGGCTTGCAAGGCTTCCATCCCTTGATCGACCTTGATCGGGGCATCCATCCCGCCCGCGCGGTAGTCCTCGGTCTTGAGCTTCAGCTTCGGCGGATTGACTTCCGGCGAGCGGCCTGCGAAGCCGCGCCCGTCGACGTACAACGCCATGTTGTTCAGTGTTTCCGGAACCATGTGTTACCTCTTACGATTGCATGTCGAGCACTTCCGTGAGCCACTGATTCGTGACCTCGAAACGGAAGATCGGGTTTTCGGCCGGCGGAACATCGGTGAACCGGATATTCCAGTACACCTTGCCCTGCTCGAGCTGAAACGCCGAGTTGAGCTTCGGATCCGGGTAGACCTCGAAATTGATGATCGCCCCCTGCGCGCGCAAATCGCGCATGAACGCCTGCAGGCCCTCGGTCACGTCCTTCACGTACGTCGCCGTGATGCCGCGATCGACCGCCCACTTGTGGCCGGCCTGCACGGCATCCATGACGATGTCGAGCGTGCGAACGCGCGTCACGAACGACCATTTCGGATCGGCCGACAGCGTGCGGTTACCCCACAGACGAGGGCCGCCGTCGCGAATGATCGTCGTGATGAACGAGTTGTTCAGCAGGTTCGCCCGGCACGTCTCGTCGCCGTCGAGGAATTCGATCGGGCGCTTCGTGCCGCTGATCCCGGCGATCTCCTTGTTCGACGGCGACGCCCAGAAGCCGATCGCCGCGTCGGTCTGGCAGAACAGGCCGGCCGCGTATGCCGATGCCGGTGCGTCGACGTCGGCGTTCGCCGCCGTGTCCCAATACCGCACGCCGGGATCGACCATGTACAGGCGCTTGCTGCCGAAGTTCTTCGCGTACGCGATCGCGGCCTCGTCGGTCGTGTTCGGGCCGTCAATGATCGCGATCGCGCGCAGCTTCGCGGCGAGCGAATCCGCCGCCGTGGCGACCGGTTGCTTGGCCGTATGACCAGGTGCGATCAGCAGGCGCGGCTTGAGGTCGAACAACGACTTGCCGTCGAGCAGCGCCTGCAGGCCGGTACGCGCACCGCCGGCTGTGACACCGCCGATCACCGCGGACGTCAGCTTCGCATCGTCCTGATCGGTAGCGACGCCGACGGCGACCATCACCGTCTTGCTCTGCTTGTAAATGCCCTGAATCGAGCGCGTGATAGCGCTCGTCTCGCCGAACGCGGCGACCGCGTCGTATTCGCTCGTGATGCGGACAGGCACGTTCGGTGCGACGAGACCCGCACCCGGCGTGTAGGTGTCGACGATACCGACGACAGACGTCGACGGCACCGCGATCGTGCGCGGGCCGGTATCGACCAGCACGGTCGTCACGCCGTGATAGAAGGATGTAGCAGCCATTCAGATCTCCGAGAAAGCCACAAAGTAAAAGGGCCACTCGATTGAGTGGCCCTGCATTGCGTGTGATCGAGGGGCGTCACGCGGACGCGAGACCCTGCTCGCTGACGAATGGCGGCGGCGACGGGAACGTGACGTCGGGCCAGTTCGGCATTCCGCTGCACTCCCGCAGCGACTGCCGATAGCCGAGCAACATCACGAACTGGTCGGCCGACAGCGTCGTCCCGTTACCAAGCAACTTTTCGTCCTGATGCCGGGCAACGAGCCAGTCGGTCGCATTGAGCGCCGAGTCGCGCTGCGCGCGCTTACTGCTTGCGATCTCGGCTCGCGTGGGCGGCGGAGGGTCGAGCGCGACGGGTTTTCCGCTACCGTCGACGATAAGACGCTTTCCAGCTGACTGAGCATTCATGAGATCGAGCCATTGCTCATTGCTGATGTCGACGACAGACACCGCCTGCGGAGCTGGGCTGTCGATAACGTCGTAAAAGGCAGCGATGTTGCCATTCACGTCATATGCCGCTTGTTTTTGTCCCATCTCTATTTCCCAAAAGCGATCCAAGAGCCGAACTCAGTGCCAGTCCCATAGTTTTGAGCCTGGAACTGCGAGGTAGAAATCGGCGAAAAGTTATATGGCGCATTGCTTCCCGGCGCACCCCGGGAGCCCACGAGCGAAAAGCAGGCAAACGGGAATGCAATCGGGAAGTTGTACGTGTACATGGCACCGGCCGGAATCTGCACGCCACCCCACTGGATAATCAGCCCGCTCGGCAGCTTCTGGTAGCCGTTCGTCACGAGCGCGCCGACCGCTTGCCCGGAAATGACGACCCAGTTCGATCCGTCGCTCACCAATTGCGCAGACTGTGCAACCGTCATGATGTAACTAGACGACGAGTTGTTAGCCGAATAGATCGCTCCGATCGAGGTGGATAGCGTGACCGAATTACTGTTGGCGTTAAAGATCGTGAACACCAGACCCGGAGTCAAAGGAGACGGCAGCGCAATCGAATATCCAGAAGTTCCCCTCGCCTCGATAAACGAGCCCGTCTGGCTTGCGGTAAGCGTTGCCGATGCGGTAAGCGGAACAAAACCCTGAAAGTTGCCTAGCGCCTGCTGCACGAACGCTGTCGTCGCCAACTTCCCGCTATTGTCGAATTGCGCCGGCGTCGGTGCCTTCGGCGTTCCCGTGAAAACCGGCGAGTCGATTGCCGCCTTCAGCGCGATTTCATTCGTCATCGTCGTCGCGAAATTCGGATCGTTGCCGAGCGCCTCCGCCAGTTCTTTCAGCGTATCGAGCGCGGCGGGCGACTGCCCGACCAACTCCGCGAGCCGCTGTGCAAGGTCAGTCTTTGTCGCATATTGCGGGTGCGGATCGACCGCATTCGCGTGCGCGTCCAAGTTACTTTGGCCGGTCTCAACCAACCTCTTGAGGAACCGCGTCCGGTTTGCGAGCTGCTTCGCCTGCAAGTTGTCGATACCGTCCGGACCACCGATGACCGGATCCGACGTCTCGAGCTGGTAAATGCCGTCTTCCCAACGGTCACTTTCAATGAGATTGCTCATGCAATGCTCCCTCTGCTGTACTGTCCATCTCGCCGCGCGACACCGTTATGGCGGATCGGCACGGCGGAGTAATCGAGCGATACAAGCTGACTGCGCGCGGGCGCGTATCGCTCGATCGCCTTCCATAGCCGATCCGCTTGATCGCGCGTGATGTGCTGATCGAGCTTCACGATGTACTCGGCCCACGCGCTCGCCTTGCCGTGCACCTGCTCCCCGTTCCGCACGATCGTGCCGTCACGACGGCGACCGCTGCGGCCCTCGATGATCGTCACCTCACCAAAGCCGAACCGACGAATCACCTCGCGAACCGCCCACGGCGTCCCCTTCTTCCGATGCAGCGCCATCGACCCCTTGATCAGCGCGCGTCGTGCGTCCTCCGACTCCGCAAGCTCCCAACCGTCGACGGCAAGCGCCCACGCAAGCCACGGCAGCCACGCGGCCGGACAGCGATCGGCATCCCACAACGTGCGCAGAATCTCGGGATCCACGCTCGGCCGCATCACCTGCGCGAGCGCGGCCTCAAGCGGCGTCTGATTCGCCGGAATTAGCGGCTCACGCTTCATCGGCCTTCACCTCGACACGAATGCCCGTGCAGTGCGCAAACTCGCGCGGGCCGCACACGACGTTGTCGACGGGCGTCGACAAATCGAGACCCGTCACACCGCTATCCGGTGCATGCAGCGCCCCTTCGATCGCGGATCGCGGCATGCCAGCACGCAGCCGGCGCGATTTCGCGACGACGCCGTCGAGCACTTTGCGCCGCGCGTCACGAACCACATTCGGATCCGGACCGCTTCCGACATAGATCAGCGCATCGATCGCGTACTCGATCTTGATCGCAGGCTCGACCAGCACCGTATCGTTAAGCGGCCGCACCGTCTCCGGCGAGACCTTCGCGCGGACGATGTCGATCAGCGCCTGATCTGGCACGCCGTCCCCCTTCGCCGACATGACGGTCAGCCGCACCGTCCCCGGTTCAGGCCGATCCACCGCGACGTCGAGCACGTCGGCCGAGGCGTCCATCGCGAGCGACCGGTACGCGGCAAACGGGCCGGCAACGGTCGCTCGCTCTGGCGACAATTGGGCGCGAAGCTTCAAGCGCTCGTCCGACTCCATTCGCTGCGGAATCGGCGGGTCGGCATTCGGGTCACCCGGATCGACGACTGCCCGCTCGGTATCCAATAGCACCGCCAGATGCTCCAGGTCAGCACCCGTCGCGAAAGCGAGCATCGCCGCTCGTGCAGCGTCATTTACGCGCGTGCGGAAACGAATCTCCTCGTAAGCCGCCAGCTCGAGCAGCTTCACCACCGGATCCGATTCCAGCGCGGCCGTCCAGTCCGGATAGATCGCCTTGAAATGCGCGAGCTTCATCTGGTACGCCGCCTCGAAGTCGAGCAGTTCGACAAGATCGGGCGGATCCAGCGAAGCAAGATCGATGATCGTCATGTTGGCACCTCGATTTCAACGGCCGCGCCGTCGTACTCGCCGCGAATCGCGAACGTCACCTTGCCATCGACAACCGACAGCACCTTGACCTGCGCGAGCCTGATGCGCGGCTCCCATCGTCCGATCGCACGCGCAGCCTCGGCTTGCGCGGCAGACACCCATCCGCGCGTAATCGGAAGGTCGACCATCAGCGGGATGTCCGATCCGTACTCGGGACGCTCGCGGCGGCTTCCCTTGCGCGTGCCGAGAATGTCGGCAATGCTCTGTATCAGGTGCGGGACACCGCTGATCGGCCTTCCGGTCCACCTGTCCATGCCGACCAGCGATCCGGACCTGCTCATCCGCGCTCCTCGAGCCGCTTGTAATCCGCATTCGCGTCGAGATAGGCGATATGCGCGGCGGTCGTCGCAACGACTTCGCCGGCAGTAACATGCAGCACGTCGCCGTCCGGAAACACGATCACGCGACTGCGGAACTTCGTGTCGAGATACGTCGCGCGGCTCGGTGCGTCGCGAGTTGCAGCCTGCGCATTGTCTTTTGCCATCTGTGATCCCCAAAAAACGAAGCCCCGCAGAAGCGGGGCAAAGTGACTTTGCGAATGGACTCGTTACAGCGGCGGCGATACCGGCGCACCGTCGCCCTGTTCCATGTGCGAATGCCGCAGGAACGATTTGCCGCCGATATCGACGTCGCCCGTATAGCGTGCACCGCCGTTAACCTGGACAGCCGGGCCGCCCGCAGCGCCGCCCTTGCCCTGCATCCCACCGTTGAACGTCAGCAGCTTCTCCGTCGTCGTGTTCCCGGTGAACGTCGAATCCGGGACATCGCCGAGCAGTTGCTGCGTGCGCAGCGTCACGCCGTCCGCGCGCAGCTCCAGCTCGGTGCCACCGATGCGGAACACGATCCTGCCGCCGGCCGGCACATCAACGCGGTATTCGTGTTTCTCGTGGTCGTACACCTCCGACGCGCCGTCCGGATAGTCCCACGCGGTTTCGGCCGGACTGGTCCGCGCCGAGCCGCCGTGCTGGTCCGAGTAGTAGCCCGGTATCGCATATGCGCCGGCCAGATCGCCGGACGGCGCGACCATCGTTGCCTGCTCGCCCACGGACGGCGGGCGCCAGAAGCGCACTGCGCCCGCAGCAGCCGTCTTCCACGGCATCAGGTCGCTGACCCAAGCGCCGATGCGAACGCGGCACATCGGCGGCTGGTAGGTGACGCCCTCGACGGTGCCATGCTGCACCATGCAAGCCATACGGCGATCGATCTCGCCCAGCTCGTAATCGCTCATGCACCTGCCCCCTGTTCATCCGCCGGATCCCAATACTGCCCTTCACTGCCGGGGCCAACGTCCGGATCGACGCCCCACAGGATCGTCGGCCCGTCCGGGATTTCGCCCAACGCCATGCCGAGTCCGAATTCGTGCGTCCATTCGACGAGCCACACGCAATACGTGTCTAGCTGCGGGCGGAATGGATCCTCCGCAACCTGCACCACTTTGCCGGGCGTGATTGGCAGATCCCACGTCTGCATGTGCACCGCCATCGCGACGCGGGCCGCGACCTCGCGCACGGCCAGCTCCGCCCCCTCGTCGATCGGATCGAACACGATGCGCGCCTGCATGCGCGCGATCAGCGGCACGTCGTCGGTGCCATCGTCGTGACCGGGTTCGAACTCGCTCAGTTCGATCGCGATCAACGGCGTTTCGATCTTCTGACCGAGACGCGGGTACGCCTCGATCCGCTTCATCGCCGGCAGCTTGATACGCAGCCCCTGCTCGATCGCGTCGTGTAGCTGTTTCAGGTTCTCAAGCACGTCGTATCGCCTTCAGTAGTTCGTAGTTCACCTCCTGCTGGAGGATCACCAACAACCTGTCTTCGCACGCCTTCGCAGCGCGGCGGAATGCCGGATCGCCCGTCTGCTGCCATTGAACCGTCACCATCCGGTACGGCATGCGTTCCTTGCCGACGCGCTCGTAGATCGGCCCATCCGGCTGGCGCGTCGATTGCCGCCACGCCCCCTCGAAAGACTGGCGTCCCACGCGCATGCCCTTGCGCGTCTTCATCGCATTGCCGAGGCGATGCGCCTCGATCGGGTTCAGGCCGAGCCAGACCTTGCCGGCGTCTGCCGAGCGCAGGAAGAAATAGATCCGGCGACGGATCACCTTCTGCGGGATCTTCGTCGCCGCCCCGACCTCCTTCGCGGTCTGGCTCTTGATCCACCCTGCCGTCTTGCGCAACGTGCGCCGCCACGCGGCCCGCATCGCGGACGATGACAGCCCTTGCAAAACGGCCGTCACCTCGTTGATGTTGATCTCGATTTTTACGTCGTCCATATGCGCTACTGGAGAATGAGGATTGTCCAGCCCGTGCCGTCCGGATGCGCCTCGAGCACGCGATACCGTTCGCCGTCTGCAATTAAGACGCTACCCTGTCGGACAGCGACGACAGCATCACGGTCACGCAGATGGAACACGGGTGCGACCAATTGCGTGCGCTGGCTGCCGAGATCCGGCCCGAGCCACGGCGACTTGAACATGCCCTCGACGGGCTGGCCGTCGATCGTGATGTCCGCGTCGCCGAGATCGCGCAGCACGGCCGAGTCGACGTCCGCGATCAGATCCCGGAACGCCATGTCAGGCCTTCAGACGGATACATGCACGCGGGCGCGTGCAGAGGTGGATCGGGTTCGACTGCGCTTCGATCTCGACACCCTTGTTGAACGGCATCAGTTCCTGCCGCGCGTAGTACGGCAGGCCGATCGTATTCACGGCGTCCGTGTAGTCGCCCGGCGCGAAGCGCGAGATGAACAAATCCGGCACACCCTCGGGCACCGCATACGCCTCGTCGGGACCGACGAACGGGACACCGCCCACGGCACCGCGATACCGCTCGAACACGATGCCGTCCAGCTCGATCGAACCGCGCGGATCGCCACGCAGCGCGGCGGCTGCCGCCGTGTTCAGGAACGTTTCCTTGACGGTCGGCAACGTCAGCAGCTTGCGCCAGAAGTTGCTGCCGCAGAACGCGCGCGCACCCGTGAACGGCACGTTGCCGAGCGCGTCTTCGATCGCTTCGAGCGTGTCTTCGTTCTTGATCCGGATCTCGGTCTTCGGGTTCGACAGCTCGTATTCGACGACCTGCTGCTTAATGCCGAAACTGTCGAGCAGGTTCGCGACAACGCGCTTGCCGTCCGCGTCGAGGATCACGCCACGAATCGCGCCGAGCCGGTGAAACTCATGCGTCGCGTCGAGCATGCGCCGCATCTTCGCCAAGCGACGGTTGACATAGTTCTGCAGCGTTTCCAGCTCACTATCCGAGCCGAACGCGCGCAGATTCTGGATCTCGTCGGCCTTGATCGCCGCACGCTGCGGCAGGTGCACCGTATTGAACGGAATCAGGTTCGGCTTGCTGCCGGCCACGTTCGGCGCAGGCGTGCCGCGTTCCCCTGCTGCAACGAGCGCCAGCTTGTCGCCGTCGCGCTCGATCTGCACGACCGTCGTCGTGATGCCTTCCTCGTCGAACATCCCCGTCGAGCTGATGCGACCGGGCACGTATTCCTGCTCGTTGATCGCCGCGGTCATGGACGACAGCGAGAAGGCGTCGTCGTTGAAGAGATTGATGTCTGCCATATCTGTTCCTGAAATACAAAAGGCCGCGCATCGGCGCGGCCTTCGGATGGATGGGTTCCGCTTCGGTTAGCGGATGACGATGTGATGCGATGCGAGATCGTCGCGGCCGGCGGCATCCAGTCCGGTCAGCAATCGTCCGTCGACCTCGGCCAGCCGCATGATCGCGACACCGCGACGCGCGACGCCTGACTCATGCAGCGGGGCGTACAGGATGCCGACCGCGACCTCCGCGCCATCCTTGCCGGCGTTGTCGTAGGGCGCGTACTCGCCCGTCGCGATCGCGCCGAGCAGCGTGCCTGCAGCGAGCGCGGGGCCGGCCGCCACCGTGACCGCATCGCGCGAGATCGCGCCCGGCCCTTCGGAGATCAGAAATTCACCGGGCAAGGTGCCCACCGTCTTGATATTCGACATTCAGCGCTCCTTTCAGCGTTGAGAAGTTACATTCGCCACGCGGCGGGCCGCGTAGATGTCCGAGGACCGCACCGTGCGACCACTCGCCTGCGGAATCGGCGTCGATGTCGGGTCCGGCCGTCCGTTCACGGGCTGCTGCGACGCCGTCATGCGCTCGAACAACCGTGCACGCGCCTGGTCCGGCGTCAGACCGCTCGCCACGAACTGCGCGGCCAGGTCCATCTGATTCGCCGCGAGACAGATCCCCGCGATGTCCGTCGCGTTCTGGATCGCGCGATCGACCGTGTCGCGATCACGCAGGCCTGTCGCAGCGATCACGCCCTCCGCGCAGTCGCTCAGGTTCGCTTCGCGCAACATGTTGAATACGTGCGTGGCGAGCGCTCCGACGTCGGGGACAATCGGTGCGGACGGCGCTGGCGGCTCGGGAGGCGGTGCCGGCGGCTCAGGGACCGGCGCGGGGGGATCGCCAGCCGCGTCGATCGCCGCCTGGACAACATCCGGCACCGACGAGAAACGTGCGAGCAGCGGCGCAGCGTTCGCCGACGCCGCCAGCTTCACCGGGGCCTCGATCGTGTCGCAGAAACCCTTCTCCTTCGCCTGCGCGGCCGTCAGCCACGTTTCCGCGTCCATCATCGCGCCCACCTCGTCTTCCGACAGGCCGCTGCGATTGACGTACGCCGCGAGAATGCCGGCGCTGGCGTTGTCGAGCAGGTCCGCGATGCGCCGGAAGTCGCCGGCCTCACCCGCCGCGATCGTGTGCGGATGGTGAATCATCAGCATCGCGTTTTCCGGCATCTCGATCTCGTCACACGCCATCAGCACCAGCGACGCAGCCGACGCCGCGATCCCGTCGACGCGCCCCTTCACCTTGCCTTCGTAGCGCCGCAGCGCGTTGTAGATGGTGAAGGCGTCGAACACGTCACCGCCCATCGAATTGATCGCGACGATGATCGACGATGCGCCCGCTGCGGCCGCGTCGAGCTGCGAAATAAATCGCTCCGCGTCGACGCCCCAAAAACCGATCTCGCTGTAGATCCGGATCTCGGCCACCTTGCCGCCATCCGCGTTCGCCTGCGCACGGATGTCCCACCACTTCCGATTACGTTTCACCTTCACCTCCCGTCATGTCCGGCCCGCTGTCGGCAGGCACCTGTGTGTCATAGCGAAGCCCGAGCCGCTGCTCGCGCGCCTGATCGGCCGCATTCTCGACGTCCACCTGCTCGGGGTCGTCGCCTCGGGCCAGCACTGCGCCCGTCCGGCTCGCCAGCCCTGCCCGGATCTCCATCCGTTTCGCCGTGACGTCTTGCACCGGATGGATGTACGGCCAGCCCTGCGGCACCCATCGCACGCGCAGGTAATCTCGGCGCGTACGGTAGTAGTCCGGCATCGGCATCGCGCCCGACAGCGCGCACGCGTCGACCCACCAGCGCCATACGGGCCGGCAGAACTGGTGGATGAACACGTTCCATTGAAGCTGCTCAACCGAGCGGCGAAATTCGTTCAGGATCACGCGCAGCACGCGGTCGCTGACGCCGCGCAGATCACCGGTTAGCACTTCGTACGGCATGCCGACCGAAGCCGCTGCCGCCATCAGTTGCTGGCGCATGAACGGTGCATAGTCGTTGCCCGCGCCCGGCGGGGCCGCAAACCTCACGTCCTCGCCCGGTGCCAGTTCCTGCATGCCGCCCGGTTCAAGCGACACGACCGGCGAGAAGCCGTCGACATCGGTCTCGATCGGCCCGCCCGTCACCGGATCACCGAGCGGCCCCAGCTCGGCGTGCGGCTTCACGATGAATCCCGCAAACAGGTTGCTGACCTCCTGTCGGAACAGCACAGCATCGTCGAAATTGTCGAGCGAGTGCAGCCGCAGCAGCACGGTCGACAACTCGGGCACGCCGCGCACCTGGCCGGGCCGCAACGCGAGGAAAACGTGCGCGATCTCGTCGGCCGGCACGCGCACCGTCTGCGTGCTGTCGACGCTCGCGCGGTTGTACTCGCCGGGGTGTCGACGCAGCAGGTGATACGCGACGCGTCGGCCCTCGTCGTCGTACTCGACGCCGTTCACGATCTCACCACCCGGCACCCGTTCGTTCTTGCAGACAGGCAACAGGTCGCCTTCGAGGAGCTGGATCTGCATCGGCACGGCCAGCCCGTCGCGACGATTGCGGAGCCGCCGTCGCACCAGCACCTCGCCATCGCCGAAGAACGTGCGGGCTGCCAGCGTCTGCAGGCCAGCCCAATCGGCCACGCCGTCCGCGTCGATCTCCTCGCCGGTTTCGTCCCAAAGTTGCTTTTGGCGCTTGCGGGTCGCGTCGTCCGGATGCTGCGGATGTGCCTGAATGCCCGAGCCGATCGTGTTGGAGACGAGGCGCGCGATGGCGGTCTTCGCCCATGGGTCGTTCCGGATCGCGTCGCGCGCGCGGTGCCGCAGCAGCGGCAGGTTCTGCACCGCCGCTGCATTCGGCCCCGCACCGGACACCTTCCACGACTTCGCCCGCGCCCCACCCGTGCTCGCCGACTCGTATGCCGCCGCCTTCAGCCGGGTCGGCACGACGAAGCCACGCTGCGACAGCATCGGATAGGTTCGGCTCATCGCACCCCCTTGCCGGCGTGTCGCAGACGCACCATGCGCGACCGGCCGCTCGCGCCATCAAGCGCACGGATGATCTCGGTCTGCGCCGCGCGCAGCTCGTCGATCGAGCGATACCGCACGCGACGGTCGGCGTACTGCACCTCCATCTCGCCCTTGGCGATCGCCGACTGGATACGTTCCAGATCCTGTTTTGTGTATGCCATGCGATTCCTTCGTTTAGCGGCGCTTCAGATACGTCGAGCGCCCAACGCGACGGCCCTGAATACGCGAAACCCCGCTCGGAGGCGGGGTTTCGATTGGTTTCGCGGCCGGCTGTACCGGCTCGGTCGTCGGTGGCGGCTCGCCATCCGTCTGCACGGTCGGTAACGTGTCGATCGGCAACGCAGACGGCAGCGCTTCCAGTATCGGCACGGCCTCGAACAGCGACACCTGCGACACGCGCACCTGCTCGACGCGCCAGTGCGCCTCGGTCATCAAGTGCGTCTTGACGCTGCGCGCCGCGTGCAGCGCGTAGACCTCGCAGTCGAGCGCTTCGTTACGCCCGCCGGCCTTCTTCTGCCAGACGCGCTTCGTACCGGTGCGGCCCGGCACCTTGACCTCGGCCGTCACCTGCGCGAGATAGTCGGAACGCACGCCGACATACCAGTGCATGCGCCCCGGTCCGTCGCCGTCGAGCTTCAGCCGGTTGTCGAGAATCAGGTCTTTCGCCTTGCTAACTCCGACCATGTACGGACGCAGCCCGTACTTCGCCGCCTTGCTGTTGTTGCGCGTCGAGTCGACCGACGCCTTCGGCACGCTGAAAATCTCCGCGTTGACCTCGGTACTACCCTTGATCGCCAGCACGTTCAGTCCGGCCCTCTGCGCGGCACGCACATATTTGTATACGGCGTCCGACGTCGAGCCGTCCGACGAGTCGATCGACGTCGCCCGAATCCGCAGCATGCCGCCGCTTTCGTGCCGGTAGCCGTGCGTCAGCAGCGCGGTCAACGCCCCCCATACACCGCCCGACAGCGGATCGGCTTCTTGATGCAGCACGTTGCCGTGAATCTCATCCCACACGACGAGCCAACTTTCCTCGCCCCGCCCCCATGCGCGCAGGATGATCGCGAGCCGGTCGTGCTGGACGTCAACGCCGAGCGTCAGCAACAGACCGCCGGTCGGCACCATGAATGCCGCGTACGGCATCGCACGCTCGGCCAGCACGTCCAGCTCGGGCAGATCGCTCTTGTACTTGTACGCGCGCCCCTGCGAATTGTTCACGAACGCACGCATCTTCGTGTCGTCGCCCTCGCGCAGCGCTTTCTCGGCCGTCAGCCACTTCTTGACCAGCTCGGCCATGCGCGAGCCGGGGAACGGCGACACCAGCTCGTTCAGCCGGAAGCCGGCGACGCCATGAAACGACGCCGTCGCGACCCATCGCCCGTGCCGGACCGCGCGCATACGCGCCGAGTCATCCCACAACGAGCCGCAATGCGGGCACGTGTAGCGGGCCGACTCGGGTCGTGCCCGGCCGAACACCTCATGCGCCACCTCGGCATCCTCACTCCAGGTCACGTTCTCCCATGCCAGTTCATGCTCCTCGCCGCAATCGGGGCACGGGACCAGATAGACACGCTGATCCGACGTCAGATACGCCTGTTGGATACGCGAGAAGCCGTCGACGGTCGGCGTGCCGCCAAAAATAACTTTGCGCCGGCTATCCGAATAGCTCTTGTTCCGTTCTTCCAGCAGCGTGATCGAATCGCCCTGCTCGCGCACGTTCGTGTTCGCGTCGTCCGGTTCCTCGACCGCGACGATCGGGGCCGGCGTCGACTTCACGTCGTCCGGCGCGTTCGACGTGATGAACTTCAGGAAACCACGCGGGAACGTCTTGTGATCCCACAGGTTGTTCTTGTCACGCGCCGCGTGCACGGGCAATTTCGCCGACAGGCGGGGCGTTACCTCGACCATCGGCTCGAATTTTTCGAGGTTGAACTTCTTCGCGGACTTCTCTTTCGCGAACATGACGATCATCGGGCACGGGTCGACGTCGATCCGCTTGCCGATGTAGTTCAGCAACACGCCGTCCGTCCACGCGACCTGCGCGGACTTCATGCACACGATCTTCTGCACGGTCGGATCGTCCAGCGCGTCGTGCATGCCGAAAACCCATGGCGTGATGTTCGGGTTATAGCGGCCCGGCGTCGCCGTCGCCTTCGCGCTCATCCTCCGATGCTTGCGCGCCCATTCCGTCGTCCCGATCCGCTCGGGCGGACACAGTAGCTGAGCGATCCGGCGAATCACTGCCCGGACCGTCTGCGTCGTATTCAGAAAGCTGCTGAAGGCATCCATAGACATGCTCGTTCAACCATTCGACGTCGACCTCGACGCCGTACAGTGTGCGTAGCTCCTGCACCAGCTTGTCGGGCAGCGCCAGCAATTCCGTTTGAAATGCGCCGACCATCTGGCCGTACGCCTGTTCGAGCTGCGCCGCGTTGACGAGCTGGCCCTTCTTCTCCGCCAGCGTCAGCAGCTTAATCTCGCGATCGACACGCTCGGTCATCGCGCGTTCGGCGACGAGATCGATGCCGGTCTCGCTCGCGCGGCCTGCAGCGACCTCGCGTAGGTGGCGAATGTATGCGATGCGGATCTCGTCGATCGACGCCGCACGGTAATCGAGCCGAACCTTGTCGACGAACCGCGAAACGGCCGACTGATCAAGGTCCAAATGCTCGGCGATCTGCTGCTGAGTCGGCATGAATATGACCCCCTATGGAAGCTCGCCAGTAGAGAAAAAACGCGGGTGCGAGCCCCCGCGTGCCGGCCCTCTCGGAGGGTCCCCGGTGGAAATGACGAGCGCACCATCCTCTCTTGAATTCAAGAAACTGATGCACTACAAAGAACCAAAAGGACGGAAAAAAATAGAGTGAAATTCGGGGGTTAATCATGGCCGCTTCAACGACGGGCATTGCGCGTGCTTCGCTTTTCTGCGCCTGCTCAATACTTCTCATGTCCTGCTCGCATTCCCCTTCACTTTGGGATTTGCGATATGGCAGTGACAAACCTCAATACAGCTACGTCATCAACAGTAGGGGCCCAAATGGCGACTGGCCTTCGGAAACCGGCGACCTGATGATTTGGAATCCAAACACGAACGCGGCATATGTCACCAAGGAGGGGAAGGCCTGCATTCAAGCCGCCGATGTCTACCGTATAGCGTCGACTGCAGCAGCGGCAAAATTGAAAGCTGATACTCCAGGCAGCAACGCTGTAACTATCGATGCCAGCGCCTCCGGCTCAAGCACAGAGAGCGCTATGGCAATTTCGAGTCAGGACGTTCGTGGAACATTCCTCAGCATTGCTCTCTTCAACCTTTGCATCCTCGCGTCGAATGACAAAGTGAAATCAACTGAAATCGCCCCTGTATTCATGCACGCCGTCGATCAAGCTGCGGCAATGTCGGTACCAACCACGGCGGCGGCCCACGCTCCAGACTCAGGAACCGCACATGCAGCCAAACCTGCTAGTGGAGCCGCAAGTGCTAATTCAGCTCAACCAGCGTCGGATACGTCAGTCACCAAGGCAAGTGTGCAGTGACGAGTCCATTGTCCTAGTGGCGATAGTGTCCTGCTACCAGTAAAAAGCCCCGAGGGCTTTCGCACTCAGGGCTTTGGAATTCATTTCGTAGGGGCGAGCGCCCTCCCACCAGATCCCGACAGACTTTTATCGTCGTTTGTCGCGGCGCTCCCGCGATTCAATGCGCCTGTCGGGCGGAGGTTGCGACACGAGTGTGCGGTCGCTCACGTATCCAGTGACGCGGTAAAGGATGTGCGAAGTGTAAGCGATTCGCTCTTGAAATGGAATACGTTTCATCCTCGCAATTGCCGGCGCATTGTGTCGGACACCGATCCATCCACGTTATCGAGCAACGCAAGCATGTCGTGGAAGCGCCACGACCAATTGCGCCGATACTCGACGAGCGATACGCCAAGCGCATGTGCGCGGCCCGCGTCGTCGATTGGCCGTTTGCCGGAACCCGAGCAGTCAGGGCAGATATGCCGGCCCTTGGAATCTGCGGCCGGTGTCGCAGTAACGCGCCCCATACCGCCGCATTCGTCGCACGGTTCGTATTCCCGAAACACCAGCGGACCGTTACGGCCGCTGAAGAATGGGATGCGCTCCTCGGAGATACACACGCGCCCACTCCCGGCGCACACGCTGCACGATTCCGCTGCCGGCGTTGCGACTCGCACGCGACGCACGACACCGCGCCCCCCGCACTCGACACACTGGTCGTTCACCCACTCGTCCAGCAAGCGAAGCGCGAACCGCTCGACGATATCGACGTTCGCGCGCTCGACCGCATGCCCCGCACGCTGATCGCGGCGCTCATCTCGCGTATAGCCCGTGAAGCGGGCACGTTTGAAGCGGCCCGACGTCCGGATCATCTGCGCCAACAGCAACGATGCGCGTCGAATCATCGCAGGCGTCGCCTGCGGCCCGGCCTTTATCCGGATCAGCAACCGACCGAGATCGTTCGCAAAGGCCAGTGCGCCCAAAGTAACTTTCGGATCGGCAATCGGGTCGGTGAACTGACCACGAACGCTCATCGCTACACCCGCCCGCTCTTTCAAATCGATCATGACTCTCTCCAATACGTCCTAACGTCCCAATGTCCCAAGGGAAAAGGCTTGCAGGGGCGCGCGCCCGCGCGACATGCGCCGCCTACGTCGCGCACGTCGCACGCACGTACGCGCACACGTGGCGGGCTTTGGGACGTCGGGACATTGGGACGTCCACAGCGCGCCAAAGCTGGCGCAACAGCGCGCCGAACATGCGGACACAGCGCGCCAAACCATCACAGCGGGCTATCGTCATCGCCCGCAGCCACCGCTTCCAAGACGCGCTCCGGTTCGTGTTCGTCCCGCACGTAGAACCAGCCACGCGATCCCGTCGATTCCCGCTTGCGCACCCAGCCGAGGGATTTCAGCGCCTTGCCGATGCGGCGTTGCTCGGGCAGCGTCCACTTCGACGAATCGAGCTTCAGGACATCGCGCAGGATCTCCTCCATCGTCGTTCGGGCCGCATACTCCAGTTGCTTGCCGATCACATCCTCGTACACGTCACCTTCGTAGCGCTCGGCCTGCTCGACCTCGAACAGCGGACGCTCGGCCTCGGTCACGTGCCACACGACACCTTCGCGGTACAGGTGCACGGCCTCGGCCCAGAGCTGATCTCGCACGCGCGCAATGCCGTCGATATCGACCAGCCCGCCGCAACGCAGCGGCCAGTAACGCCGGTTGCCCGACTCATCCTTGAGGTACGCATCGAAGTTGACCGAGCCGGCGAACACGCACTGACGATGGACATCCGTCGCACGCTTGCCGTAGAAGTTTCGGAATCGGTCCGTCTCGGTCGCGAAGAAGCTTTTGGCAGCCGACGAATCGGTCTTGTTGAGCGAGTCCAGCTCGGCCAGTTCGATGATCCACTTCCCGGCCATGACCGCGTACGTGTCCTTGTTGCCGATCTGGATCGGCGTGTCGGTGAACCATTGCTTACCGGCAAGCACCTTCAGCGCGGTCGATTTCCGCCAGCCCTGCCTGCCTTCGAGGATCAGCACGTTGTCGACCTTGCAGCCCGGCTCCACAACGCGCGCAACGGCCGCGATCATCCACTTCATGAAGGCGAGCTGCACATACTCGCTGTCGGCGACGTGCAGGTACTTCGACGGCATCGCGCGCACGCGCTCGACGCCGTCCCATTCGAGACCGTTCAGATACTCGCGCACGTCGTGAAAGTGGGTCGCATCGGCAACCAACAGCACCGCGCTCATGACGATGTCCGGCCGCACCGAGATCCCATACTTCTGCGACAACCAGAGCGTGCACCGATAGTCGTCCATGTCCGTCCATTCGCCCGCAGCGCCCTGCGGGAATGGCGGCGCCTTACGCTTGACGACGCGGCCAGCGAAGTCGTCCTGCGCAATGATGCCCTGCCATGCCTTGTGATTCGACAGGATCAGGTGGACGTTACCGAGCGTCGGCAGCAGCGTGCCCTTGTCGGACCGCGCGAGATCCCGCTCCCACGTGTGAGCGCCGTTCTCCACTTCGTGACCGTGCCACGGATCATCTTCTGCGGCAGCGGACGACGCGCCCATCGCGGGCACATCGGCCGGAATGTCGATCATGGCCGGCTGGATCTCCTCGTTCGCTGGCGCGAGAACGGCCAAGATGGCCGACTGGAGCTGTCGCTCGACAACGCCGATCCCTTCCTCGACGTGCAGGTCGTTGAAGTCGGTCAGCTTGCGCTCGCCGCGATTCGTGAACACCGGATGCACGACGCTGACGCCGTCGACGGCTGCTGCCGCTTCGTGCGCCCGTTTCAGGCCCGCGTTCTCGAATCGCTTCCGGCGCTGCGGCATCACGTCATTGCCGTATGTCACCTCGACATACGCGACACCGTTCTCGTCGACGCGCTTGTGCGCTGCGACCATGTACCACGTGTTCTTCGCTTCGATCCGGATCGGTGACGCTTCGTAGACCAGCTCGCCTGCGAACGCGAATTCCTCCGCGAGCCACTCGCGCATGCGCTGCTCGATCTTCCAGTCGTCATCCGCGCAGACGAGAATGTGCACATCCGGATACGCGGCGCGCAGATGCTGTACGGCCGGCAGAATGCCGCCCGCATCGAAGCACACCGACAGCGCGAAGGCTTCACGTGTCGCCATGCGGATCGATCGGCCTGTCGCGTAACCTTCGGCAACCAGCACCATCCTGTCGTCCGCCGCAACGTCGCCGAGCAGGTACGCCGCCCCCTTCTTCTGCATGCCCTTGTTGAAGCGCTTCGCGCCGTCCGGCGTGATCTTTTGCAGACCGACCAGACGCGGCCCGTCGTCGCCATACTGGAACATTGGCACGAACATCGTGCCGTCTTCGTCGAATCGGACACCCTCTGGGGTGATCTTCTTGCGGTCCAGGTACGCGGAGGAACCGCGCTCGTCCGCGCGGCCCCACTGGTCATGTGCGCGGTTCGCTGCGAGTTTCGCCTGCCGAGCATCACGCTCGGCCTGCTCGCGCTCGATCGCTTCCTGTCGACGACGTGTTTCCGCCAGTACCTCGTCGCTCAACGGGGCACCGTCCCATCGAAAACGCTCGGTGCCGGGATCGTCGCCCGAGAAATGGCCGAAGGTGCCCGAATACCCGATCACCGCCCCTTTGCTCACAACCTCGCGGAGCTGATACCAGTACTTCTTGCGCGGACCATAGCGATGGTGCTTACCGTCCGCGATTGGGTGGCCGGCCGGTAACGGATGGTCGGCTGCCGCGAGTTGCGCGCGGATCTGGTCTAGCGACGACATTCAGCAATTCTCCTTTCCAGTTCACGTTGATGGAGGGTCGAGCGCCACGCCTTCCGGCCTGCGCTGTACACGTCGGTTCCGATCGTCTTGCGTTGCGGCATCGAATGCCGGCGGCGCAGGCCGCTGCTGACGCTCTGCAAAGTCACTTTGGTCTCCGGTTATTTGCCGCGTAGCCGACGCCACTCAGCGGACATTTGGTCGTCGAACGCGGAAAGGTCGGCCGCGCAAAGCCGGCCGACGATCTGGTCGCGGAACGCGTGGCGTTCCGCCTTGGTAGGCAGCGCCGCACACGAACGGGCGGCGACCCCGATGAACACGTTGACCTTGCCGGCCCGCCCTGCTTCCGCGAGGAACACGGCGAGGCGATCGGGGAAAGTCGATATGAGGTCCGAGAGGAATCGGCTGACCTGATCCGGAGCGTTGTCGAATCGATAGGCGAGCGCGGTCGTGGCGCAGGCGAGCTGCTGCCCATGCTCGCAGCACAACTCCACCTGCTCGCGCCACACGCGACAACACCCCATGCCGGGCTTGAATCGCTCCATATCACCGCCGACGGCGCTTCGCGAGGTTCCGGGCGGCATGAATCAGCCGCTGAAACAGTCGCTGTCCCTTGCGCCCCGTCGCGATGATCTCCTCGGCCTTGCGGTCGTCGATACGTTGATCCTCGAGCGCACGCGTCACGTCATCGGCCACGCGGCCGACGTGAGCCTGTAGATGCAGCGCCGTCGAGACGAGACGCATCGCGCCCGGCTCGAGCGCGTCCTCGGTCGCTTGTTCGTCGACGTGTTCAGCGACAAGGCCGAAACGCGCATTCAGCGCATGCAACGCATCGAGTGCATGCACTTTCGCCTCGGCCTTCTCCTGCATCCACTCGACCAGCAGCTCGAACATTTCCATCGACAAGCGGCTGTCGCCGACGCCGCGCAAGCGCAGACGCAATGACTCGGCGGTGATGTTCTTTCCACGGCGGACGGTCAGATAGTTCGCCGCGTCGGCGACGCCGCCGGGCGTGTTGCGAACAGACGTGTAGAGCACGTCCAGCCATTCGGTACTGTCGTATCGGCAGGTCATCGGGATATTGGGAAAAGGTGGGTTTCATTCTGTCGCCACGATCCGCCGCAACATACGATGCGAATCCAACGCGCTACGCGAATCAACGACCCGAGTCGGCCCGATTCGCCGTGAAGAAATTCGGCATGAACAGATCCGGCCTCTCCACCTTCACAGCAGCAGGAATGCCCCGCGCGAGCCAATTGCAAACGCGCTGAGTGCCGCCGTGGCTCTTTTCGTAACCGAGCAACTCGGCGACCTTAGCCGGTCCTCCGAGCCGTTCAATTACCTGCCGATCCGATTGGATATGCGCTGATTTGTCCATAGGGCGACATTAAACACCATGTTTATTAACATTGCAAACGCGGCGTTTAACAACAAGGCGTTTACATCGCCGACCATTGGCTCTATGCGAGCCATCCATGAAACAACGCAGCGCCTGTACGATGCCGCCAAGGAACTTCGGGACGTCGAGGGTCCAGCAAATGTCGCGCGCCTACTAAATGAATCGCCCCAGCTCCTCAACAACTGGGAGCGACGAGGCATGTCCGCGGCCGGCATCATCAAGGCAGCTGCGGCAATCGGCTGCCGAGCCGAATGGCTAAAATCCGGCGTCGGCGACATGGCAGACGCCGGGTCACTGAAAGGAACATTACGCAGCGGTAAGATTAGCGATGACCAGGAAGACCGTCAGCAATCGAGGCCGCTGCCGGAGCTCACCCCCGACATAAACGAACGCGCAAAGACGTTCGTGGCCGCTCTGACCAAGGCGGTTAAGCATGGACTCGTTACGCCCCAACTTATGCAGGCGCTCGAGGGCATGCTTGAGGCCGGCACAAGTAGCTCGACTGCGGCGGCGTTTGCAAAACGCTCACGCTCCGCAATCCGCGCAGCCGTGATGCCCGAGGGCCAATCGCACAATGAAGTACAAAAACGGGGATCGACGCGGTAACGTCGTTGATTTGACAACTTATCGGGCGAGCCGCCCTCGACATGTTGAGCCACATCTTGACGACTCCGAACTCGTCACAGACATACGGTTTTCTATCACGCGGTCCGGCAGAATTGTTGCCGCGCGCCCTCGCCTAGATACGACGCACCTCCTCGCCGTCCTATCGTGGTGCCAAGACCTCTCTGCACTCGCTCTCGACTCCTACCTAGACGCAACAGCCTAGCCTGCCAAACCTGACACCAACGGGGCGGCGGGTAGGTATTCGCGCGTGCGAAGATTAAACATGGTGTTTGCATTTTTGATAAACATAATGTTTAATTCCTCCAGCCGCGTCCCCCTGACGCCCAACTGGAGAACCGCCATGAAATCGACCGATCTGCATACGGAAGTCCGTCAGGACTGGCTCCGCGACGAACAAACACCCCGTGTCACGCCGTCCGAGCCGGCCCGCCAAAGCAACTTTGAGAAGTCTGCGATCTTCCGCTGGACCCTCATCGCGGCCCTGCTGTTCATCGCCGTCAACGTGTTCCAAGACGGCCCGATCGACGAGCCGCCGACCGCCTACCGAGTCACCGCCTAAACCGCCCCGACCCTGCCGGGGCAAGCGGCCCCGGCGTCATGGAGACCTGCCATGCCGCGAATCAAAGTCAAAGCCAAGCCTCTTTTCGACGTCGAGCGTCGCGACACTCTGTCCCTGCGAACCGTCGTTCGTTACGACCGGAACGCAAAGCGTCCGACAACGCCGATTCTCGTCGGCAAGTACGTCATCGCTCGACGCCCCCTTCCCGACAGCCTGCACACGCTTTACATGATCCTCGACGGGGCCGAGATCGCCGGCGCGCAGATCTCGATCCCGAGCGAGGCCGACTGCGCCACCGCCATCAAGCGCCTGCGCGACGCGAAACGCGCAGCAGGCGTCGCAGCATCCGATGCGATCGCCAAGGCGAAGAAGCCGCGTAAGCCGCGCGCATTCACGATCCGGGAGGCCGCATGACGCCAGCACCGGCACATACCGTACAGCCGCTCAATCCGTTTGTGGACCTGACGGCCGGCCAGCGCGCAGACCTCACCATTCGCATCCTCGACGTGTTCCGCCGTCTGACGCGCGCGATGACGTCCGACGAGGTCTGCAGAACGCACTTCCCGGATATGGCGAGCGTCGCGGCACAGCACATCGACAAGCTCGCTCGCGGCGGACTGCTTCGTCGCCAGCCGCGCCCTCACGATCTGCGCTTTGTGTACTGGCTGGCCGGATCTGACGCTGCCCCGCCGCTTCCGATCCCGTGCAAGCAAGCGGACGGCACTTACGCCAGCGCCCCCGACGATACGTTCAAGCCCCGACGGGCGGCATACGCGGCAGTCACCGCCGGCTCGATGCACACGCGGCCCGCGTTCCATCCGATTGTCACGCGCAACCGAGGGAGCCACGTCGCCGTCTCGTTCCCGCACCTGTACCCGCTCGAGATCACGGCCGACTCTCTCCAAGATTCCGCCGCGCAGGCGTTGCGGTATCTCCGGTTGTTTCGCCAGAGCATCGACCTCGAAGTCGCTCGTCTCGAACAACTCGTTCAACGCCGGAGGACCGCATGATGGATGACCGCACCCAACCTCTCGACCTGACCGCGCCGATCCCCACCGGAAACATCAAGGCGGCAGCAGCCGCAGCCGGCGCGACGTCGGCAGATCTGTGGATGGTCCCCTACGAGCAACTTCACTATGACCCGGCGGACAACATCCGCCCGGTCGACACCGAATGGGTGGCACATCTTGCGGCGCTGATGCAAGCCAACGGATACGACAAGGGTTCCCCGCTCCATTGCTACGCCCGGAAGGTCGACGGCAAGGATCTTCTCTACGTCTACAAGGGACAACACCGCTATCTCGCGGCCGGACACGTCATCAAAACCGGAAAGAATCTGGGCAAGATTCCTGTCGTCGTCCGCGACGCCAAGACCGTGAACCGCGCTGAAATGGTGATCGACGGCTATCTCAGCAACGATAGCAAGCGGTCGTCGCCGCTTGAGCTGGCCGCAGCCGTTGCAGAGCTGCGCGACATTCACGGCATGACTCTCGCAGCGATCTGCGAGCGCCTTAACGTCACCGACCAAACGATTCGCGACGTCGGTCTGCTCGAACGCGCACCGGTGGAACTGCATCAGATGGTCCGCGACGGCGCGGTCGCCGGCACGCTCGCGATTGAGCAGATCCGCGAACACGGGGCAGACAAGGCACTCGACCGGCTGCAGAAAGGCGCGGCGAAGGCCGCCGCGTCCGGCAAAGCCCGCGTGACAAAGAAACACCTCGCGCCGTCGACGGACGCGGACGTCCCTGTCGTGGCACAGGCGCCATCGCAAACGTCCCCGCGCGCGACCGCGTCCACCAAGATCATCGATCCGCGTGCAAAGCAACTTTTGCAGGCCCTGCAGGCAGTGCTGCATGACCCGTGTTTTGGAAAGCTCTCGCCCGGTACGATCGAAGGTGTCCATCGGTCGTTGAGCGGTCTCGAAGACCTGCTCGATTTGCCGGAACGCAAGAAGACGTACCGTGTCCATGTCGCTACCGAAGACGGCGATTTCATCGATTGCGAACGGATCAAGGCACCCAAATCAAAACGAACCGGCCAATCGCCGGCCGAGATCCAGCTCGCACAGCCCGAGCAAGGCGTATGGATCTACGGATTCGACCTGCAGATTGCGCCGGGCTACGGATATGGTTGCCCGACGACGGACGGCCTCACGAAGCCCCACCCGACACGCGTCCAAGCGATCCGAGCGGCTGTGTCCGAAATCACCCGCCTCATGCGGCACGAGGATCGTGCGAAGGCGAAGGAAGCCCCGATTGTCAATGCGTGGCTCGACAAGCTGTACACCATGCCCGATCCCGATTGGACGTCGGAAATGGCGCGAGAGGCAGCCAAATGACCTCGCGCCCGGCCCTTTCTACCCCACGTCCGCTGCCGCGAAAGCGGGAACACGCGAAGAAGCGCCCGGCTATCGCACTGGCGAGCGTCAACGGTGCTTCGATGCAGTCGGACGGCGGCGGGCTGACGCCCGCAAAAGCGATCCAGAAGGACGAAGCCTTGGCGGATACCCGCCAAGGCAGGCTCGCGCAACTCGATGCTCTTCGCATCCAGATCCGCGCACTGATCACCGAAATCTCGCATGCGGCCGATGTCGAGCTGCTGGACCTGATGGCCGACGAGATCGGCTCGTTCGCTCGTCACAAAGCCGCGCAGGACGCACGCACCTGGGCAGCAACCGCCGGCATCACGCTCGAGACAGGACTGATGCAGCTCGGCCGCGCCCTGCCGCCCGCAAACGCTCAAGGAACCAACCGTGTCTAAAAGCATGAAAGCCGAACTCCGCCGCGTCATGGACCTTCTCGATACCGAACTGGGTGATTCCGACTCAGTGGTGGAAGGCATGACGCAGGAGGAAATCGAAGATGAATACCCCGTCTTTGCTGCTATGCAGATCGTCGTGTCTCTCTGGGAAGCAATTCCTGATGACGGAGCGGCCATGCCGAGTAACGCAGCACTGACGGCCGCGCAGCGAGCCGCGATCGAATTCGCGCTCGGTGCATGCGCCGGCCACCGGGCCGGGGAGCCGCACGTTGCAGCGCTGGAATCCCTTCTCGCCACCAATCGCGCCGTTGGCGGCGAATCGCATCACAACGATCCACAAGGGGGCTTCATCGCATGACGGTCGCAATGAAGCCGATCTATCTGGACATCGACTCGGTTTCCGCAGCAATCTCGCTCTCGCCTGCGGTCATTCACAAACTGGTCCGACAAGAGCAGTTCCCGAAGCCGCGCGCGTTATCCGGCCGACGCGTCGGCTGGCTTACACGGGAAGTCGAAGAGTGGGCGGAAGCACGGACACCGTCCGAGTTCCTGCCCCCGCCTAACTGCGGGACCGGCCGGAGGAAGGCGACGTCTGATGTGCCTGCGTAACTGCCTCCAGCTTCTCGTCCAGCTTCACCAACCAGTGCCGGCGCTCCGCATCGTAGCTGTGGCGGTTATAGATGCCGCCGACACCCGGCAACATGTGCCCGATGATCGCCTCGCCAATCTCGTACGGGCACCCGAGCGCCGCCAACATCGTGCGTGCAGTCCGCCGCAGATCGTGCGGTGCCCAATGTGCGACAGGTAGACGCGGCCGGTCCTGCTCCGGCCGCGTCTCACTATAGGGCATATGGAAATGGACGGCCTGACCGAACACCTTCTGCTCCATATGGCCACCCCGCTCTGCAGGAAACAACCACCCCTTGCCGTAACGCTCGCGACGTCGACGCACAATAGCGTCCGCGCGCCCGACCAATGGCACCCGCAGATCTGTCGCGCTCTCGTGCCGCGCATTTTTCGTCTTGGCCTTGGGAATCGTCCACCACAGGCCATCCGGCTCATCGGTGATCTCCGCCCCCTCCATCGCAGCAATTTCGCCACCGCGTGTGCCGGTCCAAAGGTACAACGTCAAAGCATCCTCGACGTTACGGCTGAAGTTGGGTAGCCAGTTGACCAGCACCCCCGCCTCGACGTCACTCAGAAATCGCTTTACGGTTCCGATGGGTTGTCCCCCGATCCGCCGGCCTTTGCTCCGCAGCCGCCCCCGCATGATCTGCCGCCACCAATTCGGAGTCGACTCCAGCAACCGGCCGGCGTCGAGCGCATAGTCCCACGCAGCGCCCAGCTCCAGGCGGAGCTTTGACGCCTGCACCGGAATATGGCGAAACGAATCAATTTTGCTGAATGCGCGCTCGCGCGTCAGTTCAGCGGCCGGCAGCTCGGCGATATCCCCGATCATCGTCCTGAACATTCGGGCAACCTCAGCCGCCCCCTTCGATTTGCGGTTGCGCTCGACGTGCCCCTCCAGGTATGCCGTACAGACATCGCGCACTGTCAGCGAATCCCCTTGCTGTACCATTACGCCGACAGAGCCGTGCGCTTGGCGCTTGGTCAGCGCCGGGTCGTTGCCTGCGTTGCGCTCGTCTCTCAGGCGCTCCCACTCAACGGCCGCCACCGCGATGGAAAGCGCGGGCCATTCGCCGATTTTGATTTGTCGCATGCGCCCGTCGACGGGCGACTTGTAACGGTAAATCCAGCTACGGCGCGACGTTGTCGCCTGCAGCCGAAGGCCGGGACAACCGTCGATATTCAGATGTGCACCGGGCAAAAGTTGCTTTGCCGTCCGGGCGTCAAACCGCAT